ATTTAGATTACCACCGTTGCCACCAATGCTAGTGCCAGCATATCCAGCAGCACCAGCGCCGCCCGTTGTAGAGCTTCCTGCAGCGCCAGAGGCATATCCAGAACCACCACCACCAGCGGGAGAACCAGCTCCTCCACCGCCGCCACCACCAGCTTGATTTCCTACACCTTTACCAGCGGCATAGTAACCTGCGCCGCCACCGCCGCCACCGCCGCCATTTCCACGAGGACCACCAGAACCGCCTGGACCGCCTGGACCACCAGTTCCACCCTGTCCACCAATTCCTCCTGTGCCACCTGTGCCGCCTGTGATAACACCCGAACCGTTATCAATTATAAGAATTCTATCTGCTTGTGATGGAGCAGTAAATGCTATACCGCCTGTTCCACCAGTTCCACCAGTTGTTCCAGTTCCACCAGTTGTTCCAGTTCCGCCTTGTCCACCAGTTCCGCCTGGAGCGCCTGGAGAACCACCATTGCCTGGACTTCCAGCAGCTCCTGCAGCACCGTTACCACCAGCACCACCGGCACCATCTGCGCCTGGACCACCTGTAGATCCCGTAGATCCCGTAGAACCAGAACTTCCTATCGATCCAGAGCTACCTATAGTTCCTTGACGTCCAGTGATCGTGCTGTTATTCTTAATGTAAATAAAGGAACCAGAAGTCCATCCGCTCCCAACATCAAATGCAGCTGTATTCGCTTTGTCAGATGACACAGCCGAGTTGATAAAACAAAGAAGATTTAGTGGGTATGTTGGGCTACCTGCGCCAGTGCGCAGATTGTATCCAGTTGTTACTGGGCTACTGATGTTTACAACTTTGGTTGGTCTTGGTAAGAATGCTAGAAACATTTTTGCCCTTATCTCATGTCTGGAAGATACGATCCATACATCTTTGATCCGTCAGAGAAGAATGTGATAATATCAACTGCACCAACTGCTGTTGAAAGAACAGGAGCAGTCTGAGCGGTCCACTTATAGTTACCATTCCATGTGATGTTATAGCTTCCCGAACCGCCCTGAATAACACGAAGGATGTATGTGCCAACTTTCTGATTGGTTGGAGCAGCAATCGTGCGAGAAGCACCAAGAGTTACTGTAGCAACACGACCAAGCGCCGTATCCCAAGTAATTGTAGCCTGATCTGTCAGAGTCTGATTGAGCGCATTTGAACGGTCGGTTGTGGTTCCGTTGAGTGTAGTGTTACCACCAACGAACAGGTTCGTCGAAACCGTTGCACGACCCGTAACGCCAAACCAACCAGTTGTATTTGATGTTTTGTTAGCAGCACCAAAAGTTGTGTTACCTGATACGTTCAGATTCTGAGCAACTGTAGCACGACCTGTAACCGAAAGAAGATCGGTAGAAGCGTCACCAAGATTGATTGCACCGTTGATATTTAGCGCACCACCAATCGTCGTGTTACCTGCAACGAATAGGTTGGTCGAAATCGTTGCACGACCAGCAACGCCGAACCAACCAGTGACGTTGGCTACTTTACCAGCTGCACCGATTGTGGTGTTACCCTGAACGGTGAGATTTGTTGTGATAGACTGTGTGCCTGTGTGAGACCAAGCACCAGTCGTAGTCATGGTCTTACCAGATGCACCAAGAGTCGTATTGCCTGATACGTTAAGATTTGTTCCAATCGTTACGCGACCATTGAAAGTTCCTAGACCTTTCGATAGAAACGTTGTATTGGCCGTTAACGTATTAGCAAAGAGCGATGATTCGTTAATCGCAAACGCATTCAGACGAGTGAATCCAACGTTGGTGCGAGTGCGCCACGTATCAAAAGTATTAGTAAGGGCTACGTTAGCAATTACAGCCATCGATTTATCCTATCTTGTCTAAAATTCGCTGCATGAGCGATTTGAGGTCGTTAATATCTTGCTTCATAGTATTTATATCATTTATGGTCTGGTCAATTTCTTTAGCCTTATCTCTACGCTTTCTATACGCAGCTAGGGCGTCTACATTGGTATTGAGGACCGCTTGATTACCCAGATCCCTCACGAGATCTGGGTTTTCCTTAACTTTAGCAATAACTGTCATGTTATACCTGCAATGCGATTGCTCTTAGATCCTTGACTCGCGGCGGATTGCTGCTTGTGCTATTTACGAGAACAATCTTAACAGCGAAGTATTTGAATCCAACATAACGAGCACGGGCGCTGTTACGATACTCAAGAACGCCAGTTGACGTATTAGCACCAGAACGAGCTATGTTTGTATATGTAGGAACCTTATAAGTCAGTTCAAGGAAGTTATTCTTGTCTTCGCTGCTTGAATATGTTACAGCAGAAGTGAATCCTTGTCCAACATCAAGATCCATTGGAATCCAACGGCTATCAGCGAAAGCATCGTTATCGTCACCGTTCAGAACTTTGTAGTAAACCTTGACATCCGAACCGCTTGGCTTATAAGCTGTTAGATATACACGAAGGTCTTCAGCATCCTGACCGTCAGCCAGAGTTACTGTGCGAGTGATATAGCGCGATTGCGAGCTACCACCGAACTTCACATAATCTTCAGAGCTACCGATTGCAGCGTTCGTGCTAATCAGGTTATGTGTTGAATACAGTGCAATTCTGCTCAGATCGATTGCTGGTGAAGCAACTCTATTCTGACCAGAAATCGTATACTTGATTTCAACAGAACGATTTGCTGCCATTGTAGATGATGATGCAGATGTGTTAGATTCAATCGAACGAGACAAACGATATCTTGGCGCAGTGAACTCGGTATCACCGTTGATATTCACACCGAAGAACGAAGAGTCGCGAGCTGATGTAGATGTTGCCATCTTAGCATAAGCCTTAACATCGTTATTCGATGGTAGAATCATATTGGTAACAAGGTTCACGTTATCCATCGTGATATTCACATAATCAACGATGCGAGCAGTGTATCCGTTCGACTGACCCTTGATGTATGTGTTCTTCAAGAAATATCTGTTATTAGCAAACGCAGGACCACTGTTCACATAAGAAGTGTTAGCAATAACAAGTCTTGTGTTGGCATAATCAATCGCGTTGTAGTAATAGACACGACCAGTTGGATAAGTCGCAGAAGTAAGCGTACCAGTTGAGTTACCAGCAAGCGGAGAGTGTGTTGCGTTTGCGCCTAAACGGAAACGAACTGCTTCTGTCTTAAGGAACTTGGCTCCAGTAGAAACGTCACGAACAAGAACATGGTTTGTGCTGATAGAAACGATAGTTCCTGTTGCGCCAGAAGTCATACCCTGAACGAACGAGTTACTTGTTGCTACGTTTCCACGCAAACCATTTCCTGGAGCGAACGTTCCAACCAGTCTTGTCTGACCGTGAATAACTTCACCAGCACGATTCAGAGGACCAGTTGTGTTTGCAATCGTTACAGTATCCATGAGAGGATTCTTCACAACCAGCGTGCCAGCAGATGATGTATCGAACTGAGCATAGTATGCTGTGAACTTCAGGTCTTCATCTTGAACTGGCGTAAACGTGCGATCGTTCGCAGATGTGAACAAGAATCCTGAAGCTGGTTGACTTGAGATACGATTCTTAGTCGTGATGTCAGTTTCACCAAGAACAGCAGTCCAAACAGTTACATCTGGATTTGATGCAGCTGGACCAATTAGAATTGCGTATTCGGTTTCGTCAGCCAGATAAACTGGAGCTGGGAAATACACAGGTGTTGGTAACGAAGCATCGTCACTTACGTTGATATCATCTGCTTGGAGCTGCACCTTTGCATATGGCAGAGTGCGGCGTGTGATGTTACCAGTCAGATTATCAACTTCACGCAGTTCAACGATGACTGGCAACGTTGGGTGTTTCGTAGCGAAGAATAGATCAAACTTCGTTAGATACATACCGCTTGATTTAGTTTTTGTAGATTCAGTTGCTGTAACGAGGAACGTTTGAGCAAGCGGATCCTGATGTCTTTCTGATGAGATAAGATCAGATTCCGTAATCGTAGATTGATTAGTAATAGCTGTTCCAGAAGATGACTTCTTCAGCTCGGTCTGTGTGATTTCTACAGATTTCGTGCCGATTGTAAGAGCAGATACTTCTGAAGCCAGACCTTCAGCCGAGTATTGTCCTTCAGCAGAAGTTGTATACTGACCAGCTGTTGTAGAGTTTGTTGGATTATCTACAAGTCGCAGACGCTTCGTTCCTGTGCGGAACTTCAAGTTTGCATCATTTGGCAAACGGAATACAGCATACACATTACCTGATGTATCTGAGTAAAGTGCAGAGCCTTCTGTAGCAGTTGGCTTTACAGAGTTTCCAGCTGCGTCTTTCAGACCAGATGTATATTCTGCTGCTGTTAATGGTGTAACATATGCGCTTACATTGGTATCATCGAAGAACGAGTAGAGACGGCTCGATGCTTTCATACCAATAACACTAATGAAAATCATACGCGAGCGCATGTATGGGATAATGCTTGTATCCTTAACAACGTTACCGAATGATTGTGTATTAGTATTGATTGCAACGCCAGTCTGATTACCAGTTTGCGTTGTTTGTGTAGCTTGAGTTGTTGTTGTAGTTATATCGTAGTCCTGATATGTGTTATGCCACATATTTCCGTTAGGTCCTACGATCTCATCGTGTTTTCCTGCAGGAGTTCTCGTTGTTGTAACAACAGGAGTTCCAACGAACGTTGTGATTGGCGCATTCCACGTTGCAGGCCATGTAGAAGCAAGATACTTCCATGCGTCTGTGTTCATGTCCAGAGTGATATTTGAATCTGGTCCTTGGATAGTATCACACCAGTAATCGCTATCTGGTGTAAGGATCATGATACCCTTATACTTCCACGATCCACCAGCTGTGTTACGAGTCGTCGTAGCATATGGCTGATTGACTAGAACCTTATGCGAGTAAGGCAGTGTAACCAGATTATCTTCTGTTGTCATAGCCTTAACAGCAGAGATTGTTCCGGAACCGCCATCACTCGAAGTAATTGCGCCAGATACGTTGAAGTTACCTGTTGCATCTTCAACGTAGATACGAGTCCCAACCTTATTACGAATTGTAGCAGTAATTGCTCCAGATGTTACGGTTGCGCCTGGAAGGAACTTTGTGGAAGTTGCGCTTAGAGTGATACGTTGATCTTTAGCGACACCAGCTGGCGTTACGTTTGAACGAACAACGTTTGTTGAGTTCGACGTATAGACCAGTGGGATTTCATCGTGCGTGATGAGTGGGCGCATGTGCCCGAGCGCAGGATCGATAGTGATCTTGTAATCGTTATCGAATACGTTACCGATCGCGTGGTTAATGAACGCATCGATCAACATACCATTCTTAAAGCGATTCAGACCATTCGAATCCTGAACAAGCATATCACGAGTGCTCTTCTCAAGCAGATTCAGTGATGTGTAGTATTCAAGGCGGTCGATACGCTGTGCGATCTGACCGATATCCTTCATGGTATAACGACGATTGTTGATCTTACGAATGTTATTCGATAGATCTGGACGACCAATCTTACGACCAAGCTGTTCTGGGAGTGATGGATATGGCGCAATGTTTACGAACGCCATCGGCATCATATCTTCTGGAACAGTCGGTGGGACTGGCTTATTCGAGGACACACCACGAACAACTTGCAGATCACCCTTAGCAGTCAGACCAACGATATCGACACGAGGTTGATAGTAGCTCAGGTCGGTCGTGAAGTCGTCACCTGATGGTGGGAAATGTAGACCACCAGAAGGAAGAACGAATGTGTTTGAAGTCTTAGGATTAATTGAGATATTCGTAAGCGAAGTAACAGAGTTAGCTGTATCCGTCATACGAGGACGATTGTCGATGCAATTGCGCAGATCATACGCTTCACCAGTCGTCGGTGAGAAAAACACAGGAATTTCATAAGTGTAAATCTTAGTAGTATCTGTTCCTGCGTTGACATCATCAACTGGATAAGAGTCTACAGAGAAATAACCTGTGCCTGACGAGCTGTGCGTGAAGTAATCGAGCTTAACAAGGAGTCGATCAGTAGCACCAATCGAAAGCGAGCTTGTCGACTTCTTAACGAGACGAGCATGGCTATAATAGTTATCAAGCATACCAGTGTCAAGAGTGAACTCTGATGTTACGTCTGTGCCTTCAGTCGTTGCTGTGAAATTTGAACCAGTCTTCTTACGAACAGATACAAGCTTGAACCCGTCCGAAAGACCAAGAGGCCATGGACCAGTTGTGTTAGCTGTATAAGATGTTCCGCCACCAGCATTGATACGGATACCAACATAACGATTGCGCTGAACAGTTTTTGATTCTTCTTGGGAATCGTTCTTATTCAAACGCGCAACAATTGTGGCTGTAAGAGTTGAGTTCAGAGTTCCTTCATTCAGCGAAAGAAGTGCTGACGACAGTGGAGTTCCTGATGTTACGATAGAACGATTTCCACCTTTACCTACACCAGCAAAGTCAAGAACTTGGCCTGGATAGAATCTTTTGTGGAATGCTTTACCAGCACCAGCACTACCTGAAGTAGCTCCAAATAGATTTATTGTTGTTCCGCTAACTGCACTAACAACAAAGTCACCACCTTGTGTATGGATATTGATGACATCTCCTGGATTCACTTTTCCATCGATTGTTGCGCTGGCTGTTACGGTGTTTGATCCGTTTGTCGTGAGCGTTTCAGTAAACGTTGATGTGTTTGATGTTCCGCGAGCAACAACGTAGAAATTTGTGCGAGTTGCATCGTCACTTAGTGTTCCAGCAGTTCCGTCGAAACGTTCGGTTGTGTCACCTGTGTTTAGGGTATATTGTCCCGCAGTCGTAAACGTGGCGTCGAATGACTTTTCAAACCAATAATTGTTATTGATTGCTGCGCTTGAATCACGGAGCCTGCGTGTAGCTGTTGATGGCAATTTGAACACAGCACGATCAAACGATGTGTCTACAGTTGCAGCATTCTTACCAGTTGAATTAAGAATGTCAGCTTTACCGAACGTCGTTCCTACACCACCATTGTAACCGATCGATTGCACGTTAGCAAACGAGTATCCGGCTTTCATCGTAACGTCTGACAGATACAGTTTATATTGACCGCTTGGTAGTCCAGGAGTTCCTGTGTAGTATTTGATACCGCGAACACGAGCAGTTCCAAGTTCACTTCCTGGGAAGTTCGTCGTGAAATAGCTTGGTCCTTGTGTGATTGGATTAGCCTGAGCGCTGCGCAGAGTAACAACGCTCTGACGATTCACATCCCAGTTACCAACAACGTTATCAACGATAACATAGTTACCATAGTCAGCAAGAGTTTTGGCTGAGTCGACGAACTGATAGTCGATACCCTTATCGGTTGATTTGTTTGTTGATACGATTCTATCTACATCGTATCCTTTAACATAAGCTTTGCCTGGATCAGCTGTTACTGAAATGAGGTATGTGTTACCACCTTGAGCGGATGTGTATAGACCACCATTGTTTCCACTCTTAAGATGATCACGAGTCGTAACAGCAAAACCAGATACAATGTAATCACCAGACTCGTCGTATGTGCGACCAGCCATGTAATCACGGATCTGTGAATATTGCGTGCGATTTGACAGTGATTGAACAACACCGTCCTTGACTTGCATCAGTTCTACGAATGTGTTAGCCAATGCGGCAGTCAATCCATAAGCGCGGATAGGAGCTTCGAGCTTGAGACGAGCAGCGCCAGGAGCAGCATAGTTATATGAACCCGATGCTGGATCAAGAAGCGTGTCGTCTGTTGTTTCTGTGACGATTGTTTCTGTTACGTCAAAACCTACACGAGCAGAACCAAATGTATTATACTTGCTGATGATAACTGTTTGTGTAGGAACACGAATGAAGTGGTCTTTAGCAAACACAACACCCGATTGGAACGTAGCAGCTGCACCAGTTCCTATCGAACCGCCTTGAGCAGAAGTGATCGAATTTGCTGAGAAATTCGATCCGCCAACAGTATTGACGATTTCATTGTTAGCGAAGTAACGATATCCAGTTGTTGTATTAGCTGCTTGATACTTTACGAACAGTGTCTTAAAGTTAGGCGTATTAGCTTCCGAACCATCGTTAACATTGATAACCGTAGCAAGAACGCCAGATGTAGCACCCTTGATAATCTTATCTTGGAAGTTAGAAACTGTAATAGAAGCTCCAGTATAATCGCTGTCACGAAGTTTTAGATAGCTATAAGATGTATCATAATACATTTCCAAACCACGAACCGTGGAACCTTCTTGGAAAATGTGCGAAGCAAAACGATCAATCTGATTCTGAAGGATCGTCTGCATCTGTGTAAGCTCGCGAGCTTGAACAGCCAATCCTGGACGGAAAAGGATACGATGGAAATTCTTCGACTCGTTGAAGTCGTCGTAGTATGGAGCTACGTTGAAGTTCGTTGAGAGCGTGACGTTATTAGCTTCTGAAGCCATGATACCTTCCGATTAAAACGTGATCGTCAATTTGAAATCTTCTGTCTGTGCAGGATCGCGAAGAACAGGTTCTCTATTTTCAGTATATATTAAGAAACCAGTGTATGGTTTCAGAGTAGGTTTAGTTATAGAAACAACGTTAGCTGTAAGACCAGATACCGAACCAGTTACAATTTCACCGACTCTAAATCCACCACCAGTCCCATTCGTTGTTACACGAATAACTTTTAGTGCGCCTTCTGATCTTGCCGTATTCGTGTTAGCGAAATACACAAGACGAGCTTTAGCACCGCTCACCGTTCCTGTAATGATTTCGTCTTCAGTGAAATCACCATTAACAAGTTTAACATTAAGTCTAGTTGTTTGATCAACAACAGAAACCGTAGCAGGATCTCCGTTTGCATAAAGTGGATCGGCAACCAATCCAATGATACGGAAATCATTATTCGTTGTAAACGTATCAGACTCTGAACCAGTAGTTCTGATGTTGAACATTACTCTGGTGCCATAAAGCTCATCAACAGGATCCGAACCATGACCACCCAATGGGGAAATAACTGGATGAGCAGCAGCACCAAAACCGAACGATGCGTTAGCTGAAATCGTTACGTTGGCTGTTGAATACGAGCGACCATAGTTGATCATCGTGATCTTACGAACTTGACCATTATATGTATTCGAAACGTATGCCGTTGCGCGCGAAGTTGTAGTTCCACCAGAGTCACCACGGATAGTTACAAGCGGTGAAATCACATAACGGCTAGAAGTATTTGGCGTAACAGTAAACGCAGAGTTAACAATCAGTGTGTTATTAGCACCCCAATACTTTACGATCTTACGCAGCTGACCAGAAGCAGCACCTTCACTGATAAACAATCCAGAACCAACATACGTTCCGTCAACAGTAGAAGCATTCGATTTCAACTTCACCCAAGTCGTGTTTGTAACAGTCTGGAACGTGTTTGATGTCGAAAGATAGTTATGACCATTAGCCAAAATATGAATTTGGAAAATAGCACCGTTACCAGAGGCTAGCGCATTTTGTTGAACAACCCATTGCGACGAACCATCATTGGCGCTCAACGTCTTAACTGGAATATAATCAGCTGATCTAAACTTAAGGATTTCACCAGCAGAAATCGTATACATGTATTTCCAACGATAACCATCAGCTGTATTGATCAGCGATGTGCCAGTTCCAGTTGGCATAACAGTTGACTTAGCGCCACGGTTGTTGTCGATGCACTTATATACGTTGTTGTCTGTTGTGTATGTGTAGAATCGTTCCCCAAACAGATCAGGGTCTTGATCGTCAAACTCAACATATGATTGATTATACGACCAATCATTGCGTGGTATCACATGAGTAACGTCAGACGTCTGCACTCTCTTGAGTGACATCATGTTACGCCAAATATCGTAATAGATATTCTGATAGCTGTTATCAGGAACAGGAGGATCAATTTCAGACCACAACTTACGAATGTATGCGTTAGCGCCAGATGTGATAGTTGTTACTGGGCGCGGCGTCACGATCATCGTCTGACCAGTAAGGATCTGATGAACTCTTACAACATGAGGTTGCGTATTACCGATACTAACATTGTATTGACCTGTAACTGTGATACGATCACCGACAGCAAGTTCTGCGTCAAATAGTGTCCCTTGTCCTACAATCGTATTACTCGTACTGGTCACTTTAACTTTGCCAGTGATCGGAATAGCGTTTGCGAAAGCGAAGCTCTTTCCGATATAGAAATAATAGCGTGTAGGATTAGCTTCACTGACCGATTCAACGAATTGAATCGCTTGTTGAATTCTGAAGTGCTCAGGGACAAAAACGGTCATTATGCAGATGCAGTATATGTGATGTTAACAACGTCACCCGAAGCGATTGTCTTATCGCCACCAGTGAACAAACCAGCTGAGTAAAGCGAACCAGAGTATCCACCCTTAGAAGCTGCACTGCCTGTGCCTGTGTTGGCTACAAGGAAAGTTCCCTTGATAGTATTAGCCGAGTTGATCGAGAACACAGCAGCTGAAGAAGTAGCTTTCGAACCACCCGAAGCAGCACCGAATGTTGGCGCAACGCGAGCAGACTGCGAATAACCTGAGAACTCAACCCAACCTGTGTGTGAGTTAGCGGTATCACCAGCAGCAACAGCTGAGTAACCAGTCGCGCTGATCAGACCAAGAAATACCTTTGCTGTATATCCAGAACCAGCAAGATATGTGTTCAGCAGATGGTTCTTACCTTGCGTGGTAACGAGGTTGTCGAACTTTTCTTCCCACTTTAGGGATCCGTTAACGTCGAAGCATTGCGCGACGTATTTACCTGTGAGTTTAACTTCTTCCACTTCTTTTGCTCCTCTAGTAACTGTGGCATCGGCGAAAGTCGATGAATTGATTGCTTCTGTCATAGTGTTTCCTATCCGTATTTATACTTAGTTTTAGGCGCCAAACCAGATACGAGCGTTCGCAGTTGTAGGTGTATAATTGGTGCGCAATGTGAGAACCGTATTCGAGAAGATCGCGTTGACCTGATATGTAACGTCCGAAGGTGTTGGTGAGTTCGGAACGGTGATGATATAAAGGTTTGAACCAGTTCCGCCAACCGAAATGCTGCCTGCATTGGCGGTGAACAAACCGTTTGCAAAATACGAAGTTCCTTGAGCTGTGCGAACAATTCTTGGTGAATCGTCGAATACGTTGACTGGAACTGGTGAGTATGTTCCGACCGTATAACCGCTGACCGAAGAGATTGTGCTGTTTGCGTTGAGGACTTTGATGTAGATATTCGGAATAACTTGGAACTTCTGAGCAGAAGCAATATCCGTTGTCGTGACGGTTTCGGTTCTAAACGTGTTGGCTGTATATGTAGCAGTATGAGTTGCCGCAGAAGTAACAGTTTCAGAAGCAAAAGTATTGGCAATGAATGTAGCAGTATGAGTTGCAGTTGATGTAACAGACTCAGTCGCAAAAGTGTTAGCTCTATATGTTGCATCGTGAGTTGCGGTTGATGTAATAGATTCAGAAGCAAACGTATTAGCCACATAAGTTGCGTTTTGTGTTGTAGCCGATGTTACAGTTTCTGCACCAAATGTATTCGCTACGAACGAACCGTTTTGAGTTGCTGTAGCTGTAACCGATTCAGAGAACTGTGAGTTAGCATAATTGACAGTAGAATTTTGAGTCGAAACCGCTGTAATACGCTCACGAATACCGCGGCGTATGACCGATGGCGCCGAATCGACAACTTGTGCGCCGCCATTAGCAGAAGCGGTGATCATATAGTCAGCAAACATCTTTGTTCCAGACGGATGCAGGACAGATTTCACAACATCTTTATACTTGTTCATCAGTTCTGCAACACGAATGACGTATGAGAACTCTTGATAGTATTCGTTATCTTGTAATCTGTTGTTCCAGCTTAGGAAACCCTTAGTGTCGATATAACGGCCTGGGAACTGAATGATACCAGATGGGATCGGGAAACCATGACCAGCGAACGTTCTTTGGCGTTTCACATATGTCGTTACTGCTGAACCAGAAGTATTAGATCCTGCTTCGCTTATAGTAATAATATTGTTGCCTTGCGTGATGTTGCTAATCGTAGCTTCATCATAACGACCAAAGTTAGAACCAGGCGAGTTGATTCTTAACTTCTTAATTGTTCCTGTTGCTGTGTTAGCCACAACAACCGCATTGTTACCATAGAAATTCCCATAACCGTCTGGGAAATTCAACGAAGAAATAAACGGATCTACGATACGAATCGTCGGTAGTGTTGTGTATCCATATCCTGGATTGATAAGCGCAAGAGCGTTGATCGAATACAATTCTGCGGAACTGAATGTTAGTGCTTTGCTCAATACGGTCGATACATTCGCGCCAGCAAGACCGATATAACCGTTAGCACCACTTATGGTTTGGAACGGAGTAAATGCAGCAACAAATGATGTGTTGGTAGAAATGGAGTGAACACGAAGTGTATTGGCTACACCTTTAACACGAACTAAGTTACCAACACTAAGCTGGGTTTGGAACTTGGTGCCAACACCAGTAACAGTATTAGAAACACTGGATACATTAAGAGTTCCAGTTAGCTTTGTTGAAACTGTTGATGAGTTTGCGCCATAACGAACAAAGAACGGACCTTCGTTTAGCTTTACATTTTTTACAGAACCGATGACGTCTGTGTTGATAGCAAGACCAGCAATAGTTTGCCTTTTCCAAGAGTCGATAGCAACTTCAAAGTCTTTACCATCACCACCAGTTACGATGACTCTAGCATTTTCTTTGGTGTATCCACCGCCACGTTTAGCTATCTTTACAGTTACACCACCGCCCTTATTCGTGACTTCTGTAACAGTTGCGGTCGCGTCTTCAGTTGAACCAGCGCCGCTGATTACTACCGAATCGCCTAAGTTATGAAACGAACCGCCACTTTGAATGTTGACGTCAATAATAGAACCGACTTGTGAGTTGATCGTAGCATAATTCGTAGGATCGTTTGTGTTGTATACACGCTCACCGTCAAGGAATGTCCCAACGATGTTTTCAGCAGTCATGTCATACACTTCGATACCAAGCGCTGTTGTGCCAATGATATCTTGAATATATGCAGTTGCGCCTGAAGTCACACCTTTAATCGTGTTACCTTCAAGGCTACGAGGATTCTTAGCAAAAGGCGCTGAGATACGCAAACGAACTTCGCGTTTCCAACGACCATCAGACGCACGAAGGATATCATCGCCTGGATAGTATAGTTCGATCTCTTGACCATACAACGCACGGAAAAGAAACTTATAAGATTCTGATGAACCGCGAGAACGATAGAACTCACGAATGTGTTTAGCTAGTAGGCGTTTATCTGCAAGTGTATCTTTTGGGATGTTAACCATAAACTCTTTGCGGAAGTATTCCACGAAAGATTCTACGGTTCTATCAATGTCTCTGTTATCACGAATGGCACGAGCAGAAGCAACAGCGTTACCATCTTGCTCCATGTATTCGAAATATGCTTTAAGAAACGCAACGAATTGCGGACCTTCTTCGCGAATGAAACCAGGGAACTGGCTTTCAATCTGCGATGAGATCTTCTTAAGAGTTTCGTCTGATCCTGCAATCGTCGCCATTAGAAGTTATAAAGCCTTACTGATGGTTGCTGAATAGTAGCCGTCTGACCGATGGTTTCAATGTTTGAAGCCTTAGCAACCGTTCTACCTGTATTATCATCAACGATATCAACTTCGCACTGTGAAAGAAGAATAATCTGATTACGAATTGGTGCGATGTTCGGTGATACTGGTGACGCAACAATTGATATACCCGATCCGACATATTCTGTTGGAAGGAAATTGTTAATCTGTATGATACCATTCTGATAATCTACAGTGCCAGCAGCCTTATTGTTATAGATACGACCTAAACGACCAGCACCAGAACGATAGTATGAGCGGAGCGTTCCGAATCCATTATCATCAAAGAAAGACTCGTTACCAGCATATGTAAATGTTGAAGATGTAATACCACCATATCCTGGATGATTGTTAACACCACTGACTAGTTCAGCTGGACCAAGTTTCTGTAGAACATTGTTGAAGTTTAATGTATATGAGTTCAAATTAGTTAACGAAGGAACAAACGTCTTTCTTAAACGGATAAGCGCATTAGTCGTTAAGATAGACTGGTCTGTGCTATCAATATAGTCAAGGAATCGTGAATAGCGGAATGACTTATTGAAGTTCGACAGATAGTTTGTTTCAAAGTCAACGACACGCTGTGAAATAGCTTCAGCCAATTCGCCTGGAGTCATCGTTGTTTGTCTTGGGTCGTATCGAACAGTTAACGTAGGAATGATATAGAGATATGTTGGATCAACAACCTCAACATCAATCGACTGAACGTTATACTTACGAAGTCCTGTAACGATTTCAGCTTTACGACCAATCGAGAAAACCGTCGTGTTCTTTGGTTTGGCTGAAACGAAAACCTTACCATAAACAGGTGGATTGTTTTCTTCACCACCCCAAACTGCAACAGCTTGAACGTCTGGATTTTCACGCAGCATGATACGCTCGTAATCCTGAACTGTTACGCTACGATTCTGAGTTTCATACATGCGTGGCGCATTGAAACGAACAGACTCAATATCTTCGATATCAGCGCCACCATTTGAACGCCCAATCGGAACAATCGTAATAGCAGATTGTCCGTCGATAGTTGTATTAACTAGTGAGAATGTATTCGAACCATTTGTTACTGGTCCGTTGCAGACGCGATATGATATGGAAACGACACTTGATGTTGCTGGAAGTTTACCCAACACACCATCACCGAATGATACCTTATATTTCTTGCCACGATCAGCTTCGATGAAGAAAATCTGTGATGATGAATTTGTTGTTAGCACATCATCGGCTAGAGTATATGTTTGATTGTTACCGCCAGTCGTTACTTGAACGCTAATGCTTGTCGTATCTACGTCTTCGTTAGGAAGAACGAAAGACGTGTTTGATGTACGATTAAAGATATAACGGTGAGTTAGCGGTTCACCTTCGGTGATGCGAACATAATCAGCAAACCCACCAGTAGAATTTGCGCTGATAGTATATGTCTGAGGCGTAACGAACTTATATGTTGCGCCATTTACGATTGTCGTGAATGCAGTGTCCTTCGGAACAACAATCGAACGGAACGTTGTATTAGCAATCGAAGCTGTGAAGATAAGCTGCACATTAGCAGAAGCGCCACGAGCAGACTTTGGCGCATATCCTAGCGCCTTAGCATGAGACACAACCGAATCATAAAGTTGTGCTGTGTCGATAAAGCTCTCATTGACAGCCATATTCGTATAGAACGAATTATAATATGTGTTGTATGCAAGGAGATCAAGCAACGTTCCAAGCGCAGAATCGGTGAAATCATAATCAGCGAATTCTTGCTTGGTAGCGATATAGTTGCGTAGATTGGCACGGATCGTGTCGAAATCTAACCCTGTTACAACGAGATCTGTATTGACTGCCATTATCGGACCTTATTAAGATTAATGTCGATGTCGATATCATTAAGCGTTACAGCGTTTCTGAACTTCACAGTAATGTAAAGCTGATTGCCGTCTCTATCTTCAGAAACAACAACACCACCAGTTTCAGGCAGAACTACTCTTGATTCATAGTTCTTAATAGCTGTTGCGATTTGGTTTTCATAGTCAGTGGCAAAAACCGTATCAAAGTTATCGAATAGACGCTTACGAACATCACCACCATATTCAGGGCGGAATGGACGCTCGTAACGATTTGTGAGCAAAAGATTCTTCAGACCCTGCTTAACCGCATCATCACCCTTCTTGACCAGAAGCTTTCCCGTAGACGGGTGCGCACGGAACGCAAGATCAAAGTCTTTGTTCGTGGTCTTTGCAAGCGATGGTGGTAGTGGTCTTTTTTTCATCTAATTCCCTTTGATGTATTTATTCCGAAAAAAAGACTTGACAACAGACTCAAATGCCATTATACTAGGAATTGTATTCAGGCGGTTGTAGTGGCCGTGTTTGCTTTTGCAGCCGCTGCCTTATCTGTTATGTCAATGATATGCAACGCTTCCGCAACTGTTGATGTAGGTTTAATAGCAGGATACTTTTTAATCAGATCCGAATAGCTGTATTTAGTGAGTTTGCTGTAGTCGACCTGTTCCATAAGTTCAGCTGTATGCTTCTCAATCTTAGCTGAGATTTCCATACGTTTCTTTTCCAACTTAATCTTTGAGTCATCACGCCCATAACCACCAGAACCCCAGTTAACTGTATTGGCGTTCGATGTTAACTTCTGTGGACCATATGATGTTTTCGCTGGTGTATCAGCAATCATATTAGTTCGTGGCGCGACTGTAGACATAAGACCCATAAATGCAGACAGTGGTTGCTTGAGTGTAGCAAGCGATGAGCCAGCTGCAGCTTCCGCGAATAAGTTTCTAGGAACGATCGGATCTTTAGGTTTCGTTGGTGGCTTGAGCTTCTGTGGTCCTTCTGCATCTTTAGTTGGTGCAATAGTAACCTTCGGAAGCATCTTCATAACGCCGCTTGCGAGCACGAGGTTAGGAACCAGAGTAGCGAAGTTAGGTTTCTTTCCAGATGCAGCTGCAGCAATAAGCGTTCCAGCCATTGCATTCATATTGAGCATTGGGAACTGACCCTGAATGCCAGCAGCTTTAGCAGCGAATCCAATAGGATCAGCAGCTAGTTTAGTCAGTGAAGCAATTTCATTTGATAGCGGGATAGCTTTGGCGAGATCACCAAGTCCAGGGATACCGCCTAGTAGATTACCCTTAATTGCTGAGAAGATAAGCGATTGTGGACCAGAAAGACCAAGATTCATAAGAATCTTTACTTCAGCGATTTTATTTACGATATCCGCAGCGCCGCCAACCTTAAATGGTAGTGCTCCTGTTAGATTTTTAATTGCGCCAGTAACAGCGGAGATTGGTCCATCGAGACCAGCACCGATAAAGTCTTTTGCAAGCCCAGTCATTGCATCAAGCGCACCAGTTTGCTTTAATGCAGCAAGACCAAGTGTAACTGCTGGATCCATTTGAAATGGCGGAGGACGATAACCCAATGGATCATTAATCATTCTAACAGCTTCAGTATGATTAACTAGATTTGGATTGTCACGATTCATGCGTTCGAGCAATTCACACAGTTCGTTTGTTCCTGTGTAAATGTATTCTTTGTCGTTTAGCGTATACTTGTCGCCTTTAGCAAGCGGGATCTTATTATCCGCTTCCTGCTTTAGTTGAGCAAGACGCTCACGCTTTGAAACAATATCTGGTGTATCGATTATGTCTGCCATGTTCACATTTGCGCTGGTTTTAGTGGTTTTAGTGGACCGCCTGTGGGTTCAGGATTTTGAATATCTTTAGGTTCATTTGACATAATTATATCTCCTTATTATGTTGGATAGAATCCACCTATGCCAGCGATAATGCCAGCAGTATCAATCTTAGATCCATCATCCGTTTCGACAAGCAATTTACCACCAGAACCAATACGAACGTCGTGATCTTTCGAAAAGATGCCAGCTTTGTATCCTGAAGCGGCCATAATGGCTCCGCCACTACCACTGCTTATGATATTAATAGCATAGTTATCTCGAATAAATGTTCCTAATTCAGCGTCTGACTGTATCTGTGATTTTGACTTTAGGCTCATAATACCAGCAGAAGCAAGACCCATTTGTCCACCAGAACCAATACCAACCTGTTCGGTTGCGATAACTTGATAGTCTTTACCAGCAAGAACCGCGAAGTTGCCGCCAGAAATAACAGTCGCTTCCGATCCTGTCGACTGGAAGTATTCATTATTATTTGTTTCGGTCTTATTACCGCCAGTTACTTCATCGCGATTACCCGATGATCTGTGTGCAGTCTTACCATTAACCTGTGTGCGCTGATCGCCAATAACTTCGCGGAGTTCGTTACCACCGACCTTGACCTTAAGATCACCGCCAACATTTAATTCATAATTGCCATCGACGTGCTGAATAACATTGCCAGTGCAGTAGATATTGATTGCACCAGCGACTGTTAAATTGAAATCGCCCGTGATAATTTCATCGCGACCTTTATCATTAAAATCCTGTCGACCACCTTTGGTTGTGGTAATCATAGCGCCATCATCTTTAATCTCGATGAACGTGCCAGATGCATGATAGACATGAATGCGTCTATCGCCAGGAGTATTATCAAACTCAACAACATGACCAGCTTCGGTCGTGTATGTGTGATTACCGAGATACTCGGTCTTCTTACCGCCTTGTTCTTGTTGATCCCAACTTGCCATTATATCCTCTTATCGTGATGCTTCTGGACCGCCGCCGATGGCGACTCCGAGATTTCTACCTGATATTCTTGCACCCGTTGATGCGATTGTTCCTGCGCCTGAGCTAATAGCTGCGTCTTGTGTTGATATCTTTTCAGCTGTTTCTTGCATTGCAGCTACAGTATCGGATGGGCGCGAACCAGCAGAAAGGAAATCTAGATTATCGACAACATTTAAATCACCTGCAGCAGCTCGTTCGATATCTGTTAATGAATATGTTCCAGCGGCGCTAGCTGTAGGATCAACAGCTTTATTCTTTACTGGATTTGCCTTTACATTACCAGTGCGCACAGTTTTATCTTTGCTCTTGCGCACAGTATCTTCATTCGCTTCTTCTTTACCACGACCAAGCAAAGCAGTCGACGCTTCGTCATTTAATACTGGATGAACCGATGGGACTGGAGCAATACCATTCTTTCCGCCAAATAATTTATCCAGACTCGCCATCAATAAAGCAACGGTCGCAACCTTCTCAAGTAGAGTCGGATTCTGCTGCTTTATTTCAACTGGAGTCGGTTGTGTAATAGTAAGACCAACTTCTTTAGTTTCGCTTGCGATAATAGTATCAGACGCAATATCGGAAACATATGCTTCTACCTGATATGTGCCAGGATATAATTGATTCGAGAAATGCAGCTTCCACTTATTGGGCTTTACTGATTCATCCAGACCTAGATTGCCATCGAACAGCGTGTATTTCGTATAATTGACATAGACGGAAACAGTTTCTTTTGCATTTCCTTTATTATCAATGCGTTCAAAGTCAACGTATCCCGTGAGCATGGGAGCTGTATTAGATGTGGAAAGTGGTGTAATGCTAATAGCTGTCATTTAGTGCTCCCAGAACCAACTGAGTTCTGTGCAGTATCTTCTTTCTGTTGAATGTGTGGTAATACGCCAAATACAATAGGAACCTGACCGCCGTCGCCGTCCATAAAGAATCCGATGACTTTACTGTTCTCCACGATACCTGTAGGCGAATGCCCGATACCAGAAATAGAAGCGGATGTGGTTGGTTGCATAACATAACACCACGGCAATTGACTGGTAGGAAGATCGCCTTTATTATCGGTATGGTGTCCCTTGATACGGACTTTGATACGACCCAGCTTTAGATTATCTTTCTGTCCCGAGAACTGACCAGTGCCACGATCCTCGACCACGCCAATCCACCACTTGAGTCCGTCTTGCCCAAGAACTGTTCCAAACTCAGCCATGATTATCCCTTGCTCTGCGAATCAGATTTACATTCAAGAATGCACTCATACTTCATATCTTTATCATCTTTATATAACACATGGCGAACCGAAGTAACCAAGTAAGACCCAGAACGAGTATCCAATTCCTGTCCTTCATTCGGTGATGGAATATTTAATTTAACCTTGATTCCTGGCTTATATTCAGTATCTCCAGGAACGCGAACATTCATTACTAGATTATCTAGCTGCGCTGCTGCGGATGAACTAGCACCATGCTCATGAACTGTTCTTTTATTTTCTTTAATCTTTGGATCACGAGCATCACGGAATTTACTATCCGTTGCTCCAGGCGCGATAACGAAATTAAATCGTTCACCACGAGCTGACTTCTGCTCTTTGGTGATAGTATTCTTGCCGGTGTGCGAACCTTCGCCCGCACCATCGCGCTTTGAACCGCCACCAGTCTTACCAGTCGTAGGATCAAAATAATACCAGTGATCTGAGTCCGCACCATTATATCGTGAGTTCACAGTGTTAAAGTCTTTACTCTGCTCGAACGCAATGATATTGCGCTGTGCATCACCACCAGCGCTGCCAGCATTTTGCATAGCATAGCTCAGGGTGAACTTATCACCTTCAGATAACATTGCGTCGATAGTCTTAAAGTGATATCCCTCGCGATCCTGATAATAAACATAATTCGATGCTTTAGCCTTGGATGACTTAGCTTCTTTTGCAGCCCAACGAATAGCAGTTACGGGTGAGCGACCAGTCCCGTGATATGTTGCATTACCCTCGGATTCTTCGTTGGTCGCTAGATCTTTTTTAATAGTCGATGAGTCCTTGGTATAGTCCTCATGCCATTTCTTAACCATTTCCGAGAGCTTTTCACCCTCGTATGCTTTCACGATTTCTTTTGCATTATTATCCAGAAACTCCTGTGGCACACAGGTTAATTCATAGTAGTCCTGATTATCTTTAACACGAGTTCGGTCACCGATAATACCAGTCTTGAATTTCATGCGAATGGTGCTACCCTCGCGATTGCCAAACGAAAGCTCTACGTCTTCGCCACCTTTCAGCTTGGCTGATTGATGGAAACCCGACGCATCGTTGATCGAAATGTTTGTGGATGCAGCAGTTTCATAAATGCTCTCGAAATAATCGAGCTTGCCAACGAGAGCACGAATATCAGTGCCATTGACCGTGCATTGTGAAACTATACCAGTTGCTACACTTGGATTCATCTGACGAACTGACTTTCTTCAAAGATATATGGGTGCTGATCTTTAATGAGGTGAACATAGTGAAGATCGAGCAGGTAAATCTGTCTACGCTGATCATTTAGTTCATTTTCATAGTCAAAAATAGTAACAGCTTTTCTATCTGCAGCTGGCAATGTAACATATGTCGTATAGTCTACAACCACCGTCTTTTCTGGATAAATGCGCTGCTGGATACCATCTGACGCAGTATAGTTCTTCTGTAGAATCTTTTCGTAATGATGATTAGTCGTTAGAGCATATTCTAATGTGCCATATTTCTGCTTGATATAATTGTGGAATTGCTCATAGCTCAGAGGCCACTCATAATATGGATCTTGAATTTCATTGGTCAACAGAACTAACCAATCCAGCGTATAGTCGTCATAATAGTCATACGCTACATGATCTGGGCGTTCACCGTCCTGAACATAATACTCGTCGAATGTTACGGATGCGTTACTAATAAAGTTAGCCACAGAGAAACGGCGAGTAATATCAGTGATCGGGACGCTCTTTGTTTGTCCAGGAATACGATAAGGAATTGTTGGATGAGGTCTAAAGAAAAACATTTATGCTCCTGGCACGTATGGAGTAGGGGCACCGAGCAAGCGATCAGCTTCTTGCTGTGCTCTTCTTGCTGCATCCGCTTCTTCTGGTGTTGGTTGACGACCATTACGAGCTTCGTTGATTCTGCCATCAAGATAGTTCTTGGTAACAATTTCAGTTTCTTTGAACGATAGTGTCAGCTCGACTTCGGCAGGAGCAGGAGCGCCGCTACCATCTGCATTGCGGATATATGCAGGAATTCCCTGACCGTGATAATTAACTTGGATATCCGTGCAAACTGATGGTTGCAAATTAAACAAATAATCTGGATGACGGAATTTAATCTCGAAGAACTCTGGATATTTGAAGAACAATCCGCCACCAACAAACTCAGGGTGAGCATAGCGAGTGAACGCATTAATAATATCGCGGATTCTGTTTGATTCGTCGCGGCTGCGTGGGGATAGTTTCCATGAGAAACGATGCTCGCGGAATTCTACACCAGTGAACAGAATGATCTTATGCGGATTAACAGCAACGCCAGCACCGACTTTTGCTGTGGCTGCAAATATATCACCACCTGCTTTAGCTGCTTTATCTAAACCAAATCCACCAGCTGCGCCAGCTGCTCCTCCGACTGCGGCTTCTAATGAACCACCACCAAGAACGCCTGCTAGTCCTGCACCATTAAGCAATCCAGGCATAGAATTATTATTATAGATCTGCTGATCAAATGGTTTTAGAATTTGACCTGCACCAGCACCCAGATCAGGTGAAGAATACTGTGGATTATAATCAGTGGAAACGTTCGACGGCATTGGTAGACGAATTGTTGCACCAATCACTTCTGAACCAATCATACCAGCGAACATTCGAATTCCCTTGGTTATTGCTTCATTGCCTTTTGTTTCTTT